ACAACCCGATGGGAAACGTGACGTGGCAAGAAGAGAAGTGCATTATCGCCGTCAACAAGCGTGTCCCACTCCCCCACATCAAGGTAGGACAACGACGCCATGACGACAGCTAACATGACAATGGAGTTACCCATGCCAGTGTTAAAATCTCCGCTTGCACGCCCCCCATCGCGCGCAAACCGAAGGCCACTTGTGGTGACCCCTTTGTTTCTCAGTTGATGGGACAATGCTTCGCGTAACTCTGGATCCCGATACGCTGCATTGTAAACAGACTGTTCTCCCTTCAACTGCTGGACGAGCAAATGTGCCTCAAAGGCGCGACCGTCCACTTCAAACACCACGCAATCACGAACGGTACCAAATTTCTTGACTATCAAATTGGCACGTTCAACCGCGTTCAACCCCTTGGCAACAACCCTGGAATTTCCGACACCACCAACAGCCCCAGACTTTAAGTTTCCCCAAAGCCAATGCTCGAAGGGCTTCAGCCAAGACGCAATATGCAAATTGTACCTAGGCGACCTCGGGAAAATCAACCTAGGCTTCGCGACATTCTGCACATTCCTCTTCTCAGCCTTAACGAATGATCTAAGCTTGTAGTCCGACGAGCGCAACGGACCTTCAAGCATCAACGAATCATACGCGTTGAGGTATCTCCTGCGCAGAGCACCCTTATAAGATTGCGCAGTTTCCAGGTAGCCCCATCTACTACCGCGATATTTCCTGGCCACAGCTCGAAGCCGCCCGAAAGCAGCCTCAAGCTGTGCGCAGCCAGGATCACCCGGCATGGGTGTGGGGCCGAGAGCACGCTTCGCAAGGGCCACGTACTCGTTGTGCCAACAAACACCATGGACGCAAGGAACCCAAGTCCCCGGTACGCCCACGACCATGGCTGTTTGCAGTGACCTCTTGTTCATACCGCAAGCGACCGCACCGCTAATGTCGAGATAGGCGTCACGTCGTAGAGGGAGAGGTGTTGTCTCCCCAACGCACACGCCATCAACGTTACGGCCGCTTACCTATGACAAGGGGCGAAGAAGATCGGGAGCTAAGTTTCGTGCCGCCATGCTGGCCATCTTTTCAGGCCCAGAAACCATGGCGCCAAGCACGAGAGATCCGTGAATGCCCAAAGACGCGTCAAGCCAACGCATCTGTACCTTGTTGACCCACTGGAGGGCCCTAAAACGAAGGGA